TGTTACGCTTGGATAAGCCATAATAAATCTCCTAAATTAAAAGTTATTTACTGCCGTTACCGAAGCCGCCGCCTTTACTTACCGTGGTCTTGCGATCACTAAAGAGAGGCATACGAGCATCGTTGTTTTTCATAAAACTGTTGTCAACAGAGTCCATCTGATTCTGGGCTTTTTGGTCATAGTAGCGACGCCGACTTTCAATCATCTCTTTTGGTGCTTTGCACAAAAGCAACCCACCAATTTCAACGTTTCCGTCTTTGTTACCAACCACCTGAAGCTCAGGATGATCTACTGCTTTAACAGGTTCCCAACCATCACGTCGTTTTTGAGACAAATTCGTTGCATGTTCCTGCCCTGCAATCGAAATAGCCACCCAGAAAAAATCATAATCTGGATCGGGTGTTGGATCGGGTAATGTACTCGCTGGTTTGTAAACATAACGAGTTGGGTTTTTTTCGCGAGTTTCTAAATCTCGTGGTGTGCGGGTATTAGCCATTTTGAGTCTCCAATTTAAGAACTTCCTGTGCATACTGTTTGTGGGTCAATCCATACTTTTCGGCCAAGCGGGCTTGGGTCGTAGTCAGTTTGATTGTTTTCTTGGCACCCGATGAACGAGTGGCAGGAGCCACAACATTTGCAGGTTTCTTTGAAGGCTCTGCTCTAGCCGCCTCAGTGCTTTTAAACACGTCGGGGAACACCTGTTTTAAGCGAGCATCAACGCGCTCGAAGTATTCATCAGAGCGGGGATCTACCCCCGTAGTCACTAGTTTTTGGTGCAGCCCTAGCGCAAAGGCTGTTAGTTCCTCGTACCCTGGTGTCCCGAACCACTGGTTTTTTGCTTGCCAGCGCAAGGTTTTATCGTCGAGACTTGGTGCTTCTGGTACTGATTGATACGTTTGTACATCATTTCTTTCTATCTGTAAAGGGGTTGGCTTGAAATTTTTTGCAGATTCCAAACGCATCTTGGCTTCTGTCAAATTTTCTTGCGCCGCTAACATAGCATCGGAGTCGTAGGATTCCTGCGCTTCTTTGTATTTACGGCGTGCCATTTCCATTTCTGCTTCGGCTTTAGCTTGCAGTGTTTCTTGGAAAGTAGTTTGACCACTGTTGACGTACTCTTTGAGACGCTTGTTCTCTTCCATGAACTGCTGGGCTAAACGCTCAAGTTCTTGTTTTTCACGCTGAGCTGCTTCTTTAGCGCGTCTTTCGTCGTGCCGTGCGTGGGTTAACTGTTTAATCCGGTTCTGCGCACCTTGAGTGTAATTCTCGATTTCTTCGTCGGTTGGATCTTCAACGTCGTGGTCAAGCGGTTTTGCTCTGCGGTCGCGCTCGGGGGTGTCATCTTCGATTTCAATTGACACATCACCTTCAGCGTCAATATCAATTTCGATGTCTTGTTCGGGTTTACCCGTATTTTCTTCCTCTATTTCGTGAGGAAACTTAAAGTCATCATTTGCCATGTGTAGCTCCTTTAAACGCGCGAAATGCCGCGGGGGTCTTCGACTGTCGCTTCGACCTGATCGTCATTAATCAAGCGAAACTCTTTTCCGTGAATCATGATCCGCGTCCCGGAATATGGACGGGTAATAACAAAGTCTCCAACCTTGCACCATGGGCCTTGTGGGAACTTCTCGGCGTCATAGGCGGTGGGGCCTACTTTTACAACAAACAACACAGGGGAAGTGATTTCCTCAGTTTTTACGACTGCGTCGGCTTTGATAATTCCACTAGAGTACGTGTCTCCGACTTCAACCAGTGCACACAACAAACGCCAACCCTTTGGTTCTGGTAGGGATTGCGCCTTTTGCTCGGCTGTTTCAAACTCATGATCCACTTTTGGGACAGATACGCCCGGCGGCAGGATTAATTCAGATTCCGGTAATGCGATGGTTTCACTCATCGTTGGCTCTTTCTAAGTTTTCAGCGAGGTCAAGTAAGTGACGCTCTGCATAGGCTAGACCTCGAATCACCCCGCAAAGCTCTTTATAGGACGCATGGTCTTGGCATTGGCCGTTAGCCATGTCATCCGTAAAGTTGTTCATGTCCGAACGAATCTTTTCCCGCATCGCCCGAACAAAGTCCATTGTTAACAAATCCATCGTTTAGTCCTTTGTTGGTTTTTCTTTCTTTAGTAACGAGGCGCGTTTATACGCCATGTCTACTCCCGTAGATACCGCAAACTCTTTTTCCTTGAGGGCCTGTGCCTTATCGGCCTGCGCGACTTTAATCTGCGCGTTCATGCCCGCAATCTGCTCTTTAGACATGATTTCAGCTTCTTTGATCCGTAGCTCGTCCGCTTTAGCGGCAGCATCCGTAATCAGCTTTTTTTCTTTAAGCGCTACTTCTTTCTGCTTAATCTGAAGTTCCTGCATCTGGAGTTGTAATACCGGATCTTGCGCATTTTGTTGGGCTTGTTGCTGCGCCATCATTGCTTTGGACTCGGCAAGAACCTGACCAGAGGCTTCTGCCATCAGGCGGCTGATCTCTTTTTCCATCTGTTCTGGCAACTCGTCTTCTTGGTTAGGTAGAGATACACCAAGTGCTTGCTCTATCTTCTGACGGTAGGCATAGCCAACGTGCTCAGCGATGTGTGCCTGCATTGCGCCCATAATCGCCTGCGCCTGTGGGTTTTGCCCAATAAGCTGCATAACAACGGGATCTTGCATAGCCGACGTATGTACCTTGATGTGGGCTTCGTGGTCCTGATACTGGAACGCCTTGAGCGGTTTGCCTCTTAGCGCATTCTGGTTCTCAGAAACTGGATCAGTTGGCTTCTGATCTTCTTCAAGCGGTACCAGCTTATCTGCGTGCTTAATACCCAGCACCTCCAACATCTGACGGTGTAAAACTGGCAGGTTGTAAATGTGTGGCGCCATCTGCGCCAGTTGAATAACGGCTTGGTACTGGACGACGCGTTGACTGAGGGTCGCTGCGTTCGGATCCGATACAGGCAAAACCTCAACATTGCTGTAGTCCGCTTTCTTGGCGTGTGGGGTGCCTTCTTCTGGCTCATAGGTGTACTCATCATCAGTGTAGTCGCGAATAATGCCGGCTAAGAGTTGAAGTTCCTGTTTCATCGAGTAGTGAACGCGTGCCTGAACAGCAGACATCACCTTCAAGGTTCTCTCAAGAATAGCCAGCGTCGTACCAACTGGTGCATTACCAGACATGTCGGCAATCTTCATATCTGATGTTGCGGCAAAACGACGGCCTTCTTCGACAATCTTATCCATCAAGCCCGACAGAACCATTGAAGGCTCTTTGTACGGAAGCGGGAGAATATTGTCGCGGATCGAGCCACTACCAACGTCTACGTCACGGAACTCACCTGGAGCGATGGGTGTGTCATCACCCTTTATGCGCAAGCCACGGGCTTTGAGACCGCCGGGCAAGTTAGAGAGGGTTCCTGCGTCGACGAGTTGCCGCATGATGCTAGTAGCAGACTTAGCGTAACCGCCGATAAGATGAAATAAACCGAAGCCATAGGCGCCATATCCCGGAATGTATTGATAGTGAACAAAGTGGTGGCGTTTTATCTTAAGCGGGTCTTCTTCTTTCCAGTTACGACGAATTGCCAAGATGGTGTTGGTGCCGCGCAACATCGTTACCACGTAAGGTAGTGCAATCCCGGTAGGCTCGTCGTCCTCGCCCCGGTCCTCAAAGCCCTCAATATCAAGGTCAACGTGCGCTTCGTACATCTCAAAGCGGTCGTCGTAGCTAGCCGAGAAGCCAGTCTCTTTGTCTTTGCGTTCCTGAATGTCGCTTGTAAACTTGTCTGGCTCACCCAGTTCTTCATCCACGTAAAACCCGGCGTTCATTAGCTTCAAGAGGTCATTCTTGCTCTTGCGCATCCGGTGGGTGATGCGGTGGCTGGTGTTAATTTCGGAGATGCCGTACGGCAGGATCACATCTTCAGCCGGAATAAACATCGACACTTGCCGGCCGATGCTGGGGTCAAAATACACCTTTTTAAACGCCGAACCAGCACTTGGCAGGTTCCACAACATCTTCTCGTGCTCGGGGCGGTACTCAGGCATCTTTTCGGTGAGCTGGTAGTTCATGTCTTCTTGGACACGCATCGCCGCTTCTTTTTTCTCTGGCGTTTCTTTACCAATAATCTGTGTTCTTACAGGACCTCTGGCTGGGAAGGTCTCCATGATGGTGTCTGACTGGAAGCGTACTACTGCTTCTGTAATCATCGGGTGAAATACCCCGCAAGCGCCGTCCCATGGCTCGGTTCTTTCCTCAAATTTGAGGCCCAAGAGTGTAATACCATCCTTGTACATCTCTTCCCAGTCTTTGCGCGAAGCGATGTCGTTGCTGATGTCTTCTGCCAAATCAGACGCTATGCTTTGCAACAGGCTGGACGAAAGTACTTCCGCTAAGTTCTCATTAAAGTCGCCAGCAATGCCGTCGCCTTTCTCAAACTCTAGAATTTCTTCGCCTTCAACGCTAATCCGCAGCGCTTCTGGGTCATCGATCTCTACCTCAATGTCAGGTTCGCCGGCTAATGCCTCTAAGCCCATGGGTGCTTGGTACAGCGATTTTTCTATGCTCATAATTTTTCCTAGTAGTACGCCGCACGTCTGCGGTATTTGTAAGTTAACTCGTCTTTTTCATCCGTTTCGAGACTGATAAAGCCCCCCTGCCGATAGCGCAGCAGTGCCTGAGTCGTAGTATCCACGAAGTCATCGTGTTCGCCAACTGGAAAGGACGCAATTTCCTCAATCACTTCGCGTGCCCAGCGGGTATCTGGCGCCCATACTTTGCCTGAACTGAATAGGTCAGCTACCGCATTTAGTCGCACCATCTTGTCGTTGCCGCGTGAGGGGGAGAATTCTTGTACGGGTATCCCAATGAGTCTAAGTTCTTGTATCAACGGCGCACCCGCCGCCTTTTTCTCCACAATGAATGCGTCAGGCGTCCACTCTTTGTAATGCTTTAGTGCAATTTCTTTGAGTTCCGGGAAAGTCATCCGATCTTTAAACGCATCGAGCAGTATCACGTTGGGGCTGCCGCGGTCCTCGTTATTGTAAAAAACTCCCCACGTTGTGCACGCAGAGTAGTCCGAGTTGTTCTTGGTTTCAAACGCCGTATCCCATGACTGGATGATGTACTCGCACGGGGGTGGATCATCTGCTTCCCATACTTTCCAGTCCTTGCGGCTTACTAAAGCGGACATATCTGACGTGGGGTTTTGCATGTACTGGGCGTTCCAGTAGCGTGGGTCGATGGACTGTCTTGTATTGTTCAGCGCTTCTAGGCTCCACTGGGCAGGCCACAGGCTTTTCTCGTGGTCGGTACCCGCATCTAAGATTGCAGGAAGTTCCACAATTTCCCAAGGAACGGTGTCCGGGTTTTTGATCTGGTAGTCAATCAAACGCCCTGTCAAATCTAGCAACGACCACCTGGTCATGATGACAATGATCGCCCCGCCCGGCATCAGACGCTGCAAAGGTCCGGTTTGGAACCAGCTCCACGCATTATCAAAGCCCAGACGGCTGTTGGCCTTCATGTCCTGTTCGGAGTGGGGGTCGTCAATTACGAAAAGATCTGCACCGCGACCAGCCAAAGCCCCGCCAACACCAGCTGCGTAATACTGACCACCAGCACCAGTACTCCACTTCCCAGCCGCTTTCTGATCGTCGGCAACGACGGTGTTTGGGAACACTTCTCTGTATTCTTCGCTATCAATTAAGTTCCTTACACGCCTGCCAAAGTCTTCGGAAAGAGACGCCGTGTGCGTTCCCATGATGATCTTCTTTTCAGGAAAATTCCCTAAAAAATAGGCGGGGAACAAGTAAGACGAGAACTCCGATTTACCCATACGTGGCGCTATGTTGATTATGACGCGCTTCTTCTTGCCGTCAATCACATCTTGGAATATCTTAGCCAGCTTTTTGTGGTGGGGGCCTACTTTGAAGCCCGGATATACACGTTTGGCAAACTCAATGGGGTTCGTTTGCGCTGCATGTAGCCCAAACCGATGTTCTTTTTTTTCAA